GACTACGCTACTCGTAAAGAGATGAGAGATGACATGAAGTTAGTTGTTGATGCACTGCACAGAGTAGAAGATAAATTAGATAGAGTATTGAGCAAGGAATAGAATACATGGCAATGAAATTTCCAGAAGCTGCAAGATTAGTTGAAGCAAAGTTTGGTTTTAAACCTAGTAGTATGGCACAAATAAGACAAATTCTAGCCTCTAGTGCAAGCGGAGGTATTGGATTAGGTGTAGTAGGTTCAAATAAAGGTGGTGTAATTAAAGGATTTAATACAGGTGGTTTAGGTGTAACTTCTTGGTCAGGTGGAGAAGAAGTTTACACTATAGATGTATCCAATGATCCTGCTAAAGAAGCTCAATTAATGAATTTAAATTGGGTTAAACTTAGTGATAACACAATGATACCTAGAGCAACAGCTACTATGTTTGATACAGATGGTAGCGGTAATTTTACTGCAGATGAGTTGTCTCAATTTGATGGAGTTATACCTGTTTCAGGAACAAGTGTTGTAGGATCACCACCTGAAGAAAATAACTTTATTTTAACAACACCAAGTATAGCTGATGCAAAAGGTTCTGCTCGACTTGATGCAATGAAAGATGCTGATAATGATGGAGACATAGACCAAGAAGATGCTAAAATATTAACAGACAGGGGAGAAGTTTATGTAGCTAGTCTTATTCCATCTCCTTCAGTAGTAGAAGAAGAAGAACTTCCTTTTGAAATAATTGAAGAAACACCTGTTGTAGAAGAAGAACCTGCTTATACTGGACCAACAGTTACAGGTACTGATGTACCTGCTTATACTCCTACCACTACTCCTTTTGAACCTTCTGTACCCTATGAACCTGTAACAGATAGTATAGGTACAACAGAAGTTGGAATCCCTACTTATGAAAATCAATTTGTAAATCAAGCTGCAGATTTTACACAGAGAGGTCTTGCACAGCAATCTTATATGCAACCACAGACTGTAGCTGAACAACAGGCTGCAGGTACAGGAGATTTTGCAGGTAAAATAGAACAGCGTCAATATCAAAATAGACAAGGTATGATACAGTATATTACTTTTATAGATGGTAAAGCACAACAACCTATTCCACAAGGTTATTCTCCTGTAGCCACCGCTGCACAAGGTATGTATGTTCAAGGTTATCAAGAAGGTGGATATAATGTAAACAAACCTATTCAAACTGGTGCTGCTAATCTTACCGCTGAACAAATTGCACAGGCACAGAGTGATGCTCAAGCACAGGCATTTGTAAATCCTGCAGGTGCTATAGCTGCTGCTCCTGTAGCTAATGTAGACCCTAATGCTGCAGGTACAGTTATGGGTGCTAACACAGGTCAAGCACTACCTGTCGCTCCTATTGTTGATGCAAATCAAATAGCTCAAGTTCAAGAAGTTACTCAAGCTAATTTACCTACTAACTTAACTCCTGAATATGATAAAGATGGTAATCCTACAGGAAGAAATATACAAACTGAATATAATCCTGCTACTGCTGTTGGTACTCAAACTGATATAAACCAAATGTCTTTTGCTCCTGCTACAAGTGAGTACACATCTCAACCTGTCATAGGTAAAGATGGTAAACCTGTTATGGAAAATGTATTAGATGGTAGAGGAAGACCTATACCTGCAACAGATGGTGAAGGTAAACCTATTGTAGATAGTAATGATATGCCAATCTATAAACAACAAATTAAAATGCAAACAGCATTGTCTGATGCAGCTACCATAACAGGTCAACAGGCTGCAGGTACAAGTGTATCAGATGTACAGGCTGCACAGTTAGGTCAACCTATATTAAATCCTGATGGTACACCTGTATTAGATGCAGAAGGTAAACTTACGTATGATGACAAAGCACAGACTGTACAGGATGCTCCTACTCGTACACTACAGGAAACAAGAGAACCTTTAAAAGATGATAAGGGTGAAACTATTAAAGATGCTGATGGAAACATTATGTATAAGGGTAGTGAGTTAGTATCAGGTAGTGCAGTAGATCAGACTAAAGTAGGCGATGCTTTTGGTACAGGTGAAATAGCAGCAGCATCTGTTCAAGATGAACTATCAACTCTTATGGATCAGTTTGAGGGTGGTAATACACCTGCATGGGCAGCAGGAAGTATGCGTAAAGCAAATCAAATACTAGCTGCTAGAGGACTAGGTGCTTCATCAATGGCAGGTCAGGCAGTTATACAGGCTGCTATGGAAGCTGCACTACCTATAGCCCAGATAGATGCAGGTAACAAACAACAGATGGCATTGTTTAAGGGTGAGCAACGTGCTAAGTTTTTACAGATAGAGTTTGACCAAGACTTTCAAGCTAAAGTTATCAATGCATCTAAGGTTAGTGAAATAGCTAACATGAACTTTAGTGCTGACCAACAAATAGCATTAGAGAATGCACGTATGGCACAGACAGTAGACCTAGCTAATCTTAGTAACAGTCAGGCTGTAGTTATGGCTGAAGCTGCATCACTGGCTAACTTAGATATGGCTAACCTTAGTAACTTACAACAGGCTGCAGTTCAGAATGCACAAAACTTTTTACAGATGGACATGACTAACTTAGCTAACAGTCAGCAGATGGAGATGTTTAAACAGCAGACACTAGCTAACTCTATACTTACAGATGCAGCAGCAGAAAATGCTATGGCACAATTTAATGCTACAAATGAAAATCAACGTGACCAGTTTATGATATCTATGGCTTCACAAGTTAGTCAGTTTAACTCTTCTCAAACTAATGCAATGAAACAATTTAATGCTAATGAAGCTAATGCCATGACTAAGTATAACTCTGAGATACAAAACCAGAGAGAGATGTTTAATGCTCAACAGTATGCAGTAATAGCACAGGCTAATGCTAAGTGGAGACAAGATTCTACTACAATGAATACTGCTGCAGCTAATCAGTCTAACTTTGAATATGCTAAACAAGTTAATGGGTTGTCAAATAAAGTACTTGACCAGATATGGCAGAGAGAAAGAGACCTTATGCAGTTTGCTGTTGCTCAATCTGAGAGTGCTCTTGAAAGGTCTACTCGCCTTCTCCTTGGAGATAAAAGTTTAGAGGGTGTGAGAGAACAAGCAGATGCTGCAGAGGGTGCAGCTAAGACTGGCTTCTTTGCAAGGATGTTGTTTGGTAATAAAGGTTTAAATATATTTGGCGATGATGGATTTTTAAATATTGGGAGTGACTAAAAAATGGTAATGTCTTTACAGTACGAAAAAAGATTGTTAGAATTGAGGAGTGGGGAGTACTTAAATAAAACAACTCCTACACCACCTAAAGATTCTTTGTTTAATAAACCTAATAAAAAAGAAAAGGTAGAAGAAAAACCTAGTCTTGATACATTTCAACAGGACGCTTTTACAAATGTTGTAAGAAAAAATTTAAAACTAAAGGAGATGTTAGATGGCTCAGTTTGATCGTCCTATCCCAGGTCAATCTTTAACTGCTCCCCCTAAAGGTGCTGCTTATGAAAGACCCCCACAAACTTCAGACCCTGAAGAAGCTTTAAAAATACACTTACAAAATTTAAATGATCCAGATGCTGTAGAAGATATCATACATTTTGTTCAACAGGGTGTAGATATAAAAACTTTAAATGAGGGTTTACTTAGAAGTGCTGTAGCAGAAGGTTTACATTCTATTGATATAAGTATAATCATAGCTCCTGTATTGCATGAAGCAATAAAAGGTCTTGTTGAAGCTGCAGGTATAGAGTATGATGAGGGGATAGATAATAGAAAAGAAAAAGATATAATAAAGAAATCTAGAATTAGTGCAGAGGCTCAAAAAATAATAAGAGAAGTACAAAAAGATATTGCTAGTGGTAATGTAAATTATGATACACCTACAGAAGAAACAGAAGTTACTCAATTAGAAGAGCCTGTTGTAGCAGAAGAACCATTACCAAAAGAACAAGGCTTAATGGAAAGGGTAGTTTAATGGGATGGTTTAGATGGCAAGGATTAGAAGACTACTCTAAGGAACTTAAGGAACAGGAAAGATATGACCAAGCCTTTAAGTTACAGGAAGAAGCTTCAGAGTTTAAACAAAAAACTTATGATCTTCAGTTAAAAACTCTAGAACAAACTATAGATTATCAAACAAATAAAAATGTAGTAGATGCTCTTGGAGAACTAAGAAAAGCAGGTCTTATTAGCAATACTGGTACTAGAACTGGAACTGGAACTGGAACTGGAACTGGAACTGGTACTAGTACTGATCTAAAAACAAACAAAGAATATTTTGGTATAATACTAAACGAATACGAAGACTTTAAACCTAAAGCTGCAGAACTATTAGCAAAAACAAATTTACATAAAGATACAGGGAAAACTTTACATGATTTTATTAGAACTTTAGAAGCAGCTAATATTAAAAATACTGGAGACTATGTTCTTAATACAAATCAAATAACAGATATTTTAAATAAATTAGTTACTAATGAAGTTGAACTAGACTTTAGTGGTGTACAAGGACTTGTAGATTCTTTAGTTGGAACAGCAGGAGATAAAGTTAGAAAACAATTAGAAGATTCTAGTTTATTTAATAAAATAACTACTATGATAAATATAGGTACTGTTAATCCTAAGAGACCACTAATAGGTCCAGAGAAACTTAATCAAATAAAAACAAATATTTTTAATCAAATTGAAAATAGAATTGATTATGAATCAAATATGATAGGTAATACTTTAGCAAGTTTTGAAAGAAAAAGAAGAGAAGGTAAACCTTTTTCTGATGCAGAAAACGAACTAGAAGCTTGGATGCGTAAAAGAAATTTACAGATTAAAAATATTGGTACTGTTCAAAAAGGTAATAAACTTGTATATGAACTTTATGGCACAGATAGTTTTTATGAACAACAGAAACAAGCGTTTTCTCAATTTAAATTCCCAAATACAAACCCTGATATAAATTTAACAATACCCGATGCTATATTATTTGTACCAAGCTTATCATTTTTAGAGTATCTATATAAGATAGGTATGGTTAGAGAAGGTCAACGAGTTAGAGTTCCTGAATCTCAAGCAGATGATGATGGTAATACTGTATTTACAACACCTGCTTTTAATAGATAATAGAAGGTAAATTATATGGCAGAGAATTATCCTGTAGGTAATATTAATTTAAATAATGTAGAAGAGTTTGTTATTGACAATGAAGAAGTTGTTATTGAACCTACTTCAGATTTTATAGTGGATGCACCTGAGATTAAAAAAGATTATCCTACTGGTGTCATTACTGACTATTTAAAAAACTCTGCTCCACCCCCTATTGATTATGGTGGAGTAATAGATACTAGTAATATACCTGTAGGTAATATTGACTTTAGTAATATAGTACCTATAAATGCACCTTCTTTAACTACTATAGGCAGTAAAAATAATGTAATAAATTTACCAGAGTACATAAATAATAAAGCAAGAAGTCGTGCATTCAGTGGTAGGGGTACAGCAGAAACTGTAAATATTAGAGGTAGTGACATTGAAGTAGGTGATCCTATTGTTGATAGACCTTTAATTCAAGAAGATTATTATCAAGGCACTTTGACTAAAGAAGATTTACTTAATGATGAAGTTTTTGTAGAGACTATACGTTCAGGATTACAGGCTAGATTTTCTCCTACACTAGTAAGTAAACTTGCAGGGTATACAACTGCATTAGCAGGTGCTCCTATGGGTGGTAATAGTAGAGACTATGCAAACATGGGTAAAGAAGAACTCTATGAAAATTATAAAAATTGGATGAGACTTTTTAATTCATTAAACTCTGTGACTGTAGCTAATGAACTTATTGCAGGTTTATACGCTGATGAAAAAGAAAAAGGTCAGATGGGTGGAGCTTATCATCTCTGGTCTAAAATGGATAATGCTATAACTGGTCGTGGTTCTTGGGGAGAAATGGGAGATGCACTCTGGGATTATAGTAGGTCTGCTGTACATGATCCTCTTAATATAGTAACTCTTGGAGTAGGTAAAGTACTCTTTGGAGCAGGACAAAAAGCTGCTGCTGCAGGTGTAACAAAGTTAATGCAGGGTTACTATAAAACTATGTTAACTAAGGGAGTACCTGTAAAAGTTGCTAGGCAAAATGTTTTAAAATCTGTAGGTAGAAGAGAGTCTATCTTAGCAGCAGGTACTTATTCTCTACCAGACTTAGTTATGAATATTGCTTTAGATATTGGAGAGCAATCACAATTAATTAATGTAGGTAATCAAAAAGAAATTGATAAGAGTAGAGTAATGTTATCTGCCTTAGCGACTATGGTTATACCTGCATACATAGCAACTAATCAAAGTCTTAAGGAATTAAGAAGATCAGATGGTTTAAAAGATAGTTGGCTAGGTTATGTTGATATAGACAATAAGATAAAAGTAAGTGGTAAAAAAGCTAAACAACTTATAGACGATAAGGTTAAGCCGTTTATCCCACAAATGATTAAATATGTAGATGAAAACTTTGGTAATATTGTAGGTGATCCATCTAAATTAAAGAGTTGGGAAGAAGCAAAAGAAAAAGCTATTGTATTATTAAAAAATGAAAAATCATATGACCCTTTTGAATTAGATTTAATAAACACTAAAAGATTTTTTAAAGAATTTTTTACTGACACCGTAGATGAAAAAGGTAAAGTTATTACTAAAGGTTATGTTTCTGTATTACAAGAAGCAGGATTTTTATTTCATAAAGAGATGTTACAAGATAAAAAAGTAAGTGGTATTTTAGCAGAAACTATTGAATATCTACCAGAAGAAGTACTTGAAAGGATTGTTAAGAAGTTTGAAGATAAAACTGGCAGACCACTTAGACTAACACAAAAAGATACAAAAGGAACTCTCGCTAAAAGAATGGGTGCTCGATTTATATCAACAGCATCTGAAGCAGGTGCAATTCAAAACATATCTTCTCAAGCTTTCTTTAAATTAAATACTCAAATAGGTGATCCAGAAGATGCTTTAAAGGTATTACTAAATGACGGTGGTTTAGATACTAGTCCTGCAAGAATGCAGTGGGCTTTATCAATATTTAAAAGATTACTAACCTCTCACCCTGCAACAACAGGTTCAAACATAAAAGGTTTTAAAGCTCTTACTATATTAGATGCAGCTTCAGAAATTAATACCTCTGTTTTAAATATGAGTCAGTCACTTTTTTATAAAACATTTGACCCTAACAAAATAATTGATGGTGTAAAAGCACCAGAATATTATCACAATCAAATGTATGGTAATTTTCTTGGTGCTATAAGAAGAGGTGTTTCTGTTTTTACACCAGACTTAGAAATAAAGTTTTCTAGAGATATACTAGAAAGAATTCCACACTTTAAAAGACAGTTGTTTAGAGACATAAGTGGAGATGGTGGTGCTTTTGATTCTAAAACATTGTATAACATGGATGACAAATCTAAGTTATTTCCAGGTGAAGATACATTTATTAATATAGTAGATGGCGGTACTAAACTCATGCAAACTGTAGCCTTAGTTAGACTTCAAGATGAGCTAACTAAACTATGGGCTTTTGGTAATAATGTAAACTCTAATATTATGAAGACATATGGAGTTTCTCCTTCAAAATTTTTTGACAGAGATGATATTGCTGTAGAAATGATGACACCAAAATTTATGCAGTTGTTAGAAAAAAGTGCTCACAGAACAAAAATGCAAACTGCTTCTGTTAATTGGAGTACACTAAAAACTAAACATGGTTCGACTATAATGTTAGAACTAGCTAAAGGTTTAGAATATGCTACTAATAAAACAGTTGTAGGTTTTGGGATACCCTTTGGAAGTTTTATGAATACTGTTCTTGCTACCTTTGCAGATACATCAGGTATACAAGCTATAAGATACATGTCTCACAAAGCATTAAGAAAAAAGTTAGACCCTGTAACACAAGAAGCTACAGCAGTTATAGGAAAAACTATGGCAGGTTGGGGTACAGTTGGTTTATTTACTGTTGTGGGTACAAACTCTGCTATAAATAAAGTTACTGAGGGTAGAGCTTATAATGAAAATATTAGACCAGATGGTAGTTTAGATGATTCTCAATTTGATTGGAATATAAATCAAGGACAGTTGATTGCACAGATGATTGCACATGGTTTATCTGGAGATGGTAGAAATTTAAAACAAGATTTAAGTAAGTTAAATACTGTAGCTGATTACGAAGAATACTTTGCACAAAATTTTAATCCTAAAAACATACCCTTTGAGTTAGTTGAAGAACTAGGATTACAATTAGGTGGATCAGCTATACGACAGGTAGATAGATTATATAAAGCACTAGGTACTACGATGAAAGATATTGCAGATGGTAGGGTAGATAGTGGAACAGAATTTCTTTTAGATAGACTTCCAATTCTTTTTGCTAGAATTGCTCAAGGTGCATCAAGAGGATTTGAACCTGCTAGTACAGTTGCAAATGTTTTAAATGGTAATCATACAAACTTTGATTTAAAACAGGGTGCAATTAATTATAACACTGCTACAAAATATATAGAGGGTCTAATACCAGAGGATAGACTTAACATATTTGATATGGAGATACCTTACTCAGAGATGTATGAAAAACCTGAACTTAAAGGAAGTATTACTTCAGGTACAGAGTATCGTCCTGACTTAGCAAAGTTTTTAGGTTCAAGAAACTCTCAAAAATTAACGTATGGAAAAGTTTTATTAAATCAAATAGGTTTAAAGACTTGGGATTTTATTAACTGGCAAGGAGATGCTAGAGTAAAAAATGCTATGAATACTATAGCTGCACCCATCTTTGAAGAGTTAGCTATAGAAACTTTAAAAAAGTATCCTACTTTTGGTAAATTAGATTTAGATCAGAAGAGAGAAATTATACTTGGTAAGGGTGGGCTTAAGGAAGAATTAAAGAAAAGAACTTTAGAAATATTAAATGCACAAACACCACCAAGTCTCAGTTTACTTAGGGATGTGACTAAGGGTTCAAAAGTAAAAAGAGATTTTGCACTTAAGTTTCTAGGTCTTGAAGATGATATGGATGCTATTCTAAAAAGAGAAGATGCTGTACAAGTACTACAAAATATACTTTATTATATGAAAGAATATGAAACAATTAGTTTAGGTTTGCAAAATATAGCAACACAATAGACTAACTACTTGTGTACCTTCTTGTAGTTCTCTATCAACCACCCCAAGTACACTTGTGCCTTCTCCAAATCTTCTAGTCCATTCTTATACTCATGTCTCCATACATACTTCAAGACATTACCTGCCATGTAAGCTGACGTACCATTCATTGTGTTAGTCATTGCATTGATAGCATCAATACACTCTATGCCACTCTGATTGTAGTGAATTGGTTTCGTTACTGTGTCAAAGTTGTTAGTTTTAAATACATTCTCTGCTGTCATTTGCTTATTCATTTTATCTCCATTACATATTTCACACTCAGGGCATTCCATGTTGTCATCAAGAAGATAACCACACATGGAACACATCTCTATCCCCCACTTAAATACTGTCATACTATGCCCCTATGTCTACAATTTCACAGGTGTCACCACTACAAGCAAAAGTTTGACTGCCTGATGTAGTATCTTCCTTCTCATAGTCCATCAGTCTATCCCAATTTATGTTGGTGTTAGTAGACTTAATCATAACATCATACTCTTCTTTAGTACAGTCTTGATATGGTGCTTGTTGATAAACATGGTCAGAGTGTGGCAAGAATGATACACCTGACATTGCATCAAAGTGATTGTAAACATATGCACCTACCTCTACCCATTCGTGGTCACGTACTGTTACAGTACAGCTAGGTTTATGCTCACACCAATGCTCTTGATATGCCATCCACATTCGTAGTTGTTGGATAGCTGTCATGTCATTACGTGTGACTGAACCTTCAGGTGACTGCATAGGAAAACTAAACACTGTAGTAGCATCAGGCTTCATTACGTCAGGCTCACTAGGTATACCTTGGTCAATCATAAACTGTGTCAGTGGGTCTTTGTTGTCACCACGTACAGTCCTGATGTAGTAGTTGCTGTGTCTAGCATGTATGCCACTCGCACTGTCACAGAGTTGTGACACTGTACCTGATGGTTTAACACAGGTGATAGCTACTGACTGAGGTATCTTCCATTTCTTAGCATACTCTTTATTTGTATCTACAGCTTCCTGTTTTAATCTAGGTAGTATAGTACTCAACTTTCCTTCATGTGATATGAACTCCTGTCTGCCATTGGTCAACTGATTGTCCATAATACCTGTAAGAGATACACCTAGTAGTCTTTCTTCCTCTGTGTTTGTACTCCATATCTTACGCAAGTAAGGGAACTTAGTGAGTGTAGCCTGTGCTGTACCCAAGATAGTAGCTATACGTACCTTACGTTTTAAGTCAGCCAAGGTATCTGTAGCTCGTATGATTACCTCAGTAAGATTACAAAATTGGTATGGACGTAATATTATTTCTGAACAGGGGTTACAGCCAAACTCATGGTCAGCATCTCTCCTTCCATTCTTAGCAGCCTGTTTCTTAGCAGCTACTCTATTGAAGATACCACGTTCACCAGACTTAGATTCAATCAGAGATGTCCACTCACGCATGAATGTCTCTGCGTCAGGCTTGTCTGTGTAGCTAACAGAGTTGTTAGAGAGTGCCATGTGAGGTGCAGTATCCCACCACTGTCCAGACTTAGCCTGTCTCATACGTATGTCTGAGAGGTTACTCAGGCTAATCATAGCTGACCTACGTACACCACCCACAACCACAACCTCACCTATCTTACACATAAGAGAGTGGCAGTCATAGCTTGTGAGCTTCTTACCTGCATTGTTGTTGAACAGGTTGATAGTAAACTTGAATAGGTCTACGAGAGGTGCAGGACCACTGGCTCTGCCACCAAATGTTTTAAGCCTAGCTCCTGCAGGTCTAACTTTGCTGACATCGTAAGAGGGTATCTCTCCTGCGTACAGTAACGCTATCAGCATACGTAGTGACTTAGCCCAACCTTCCTTGCTGTCCTTAACAACTATTGTAGTGTCGCTTTTGAACATCTTCTCTGGTATCTCAGGTAGCTTGTCAATGTACTGACGCTCAACTGAGAAGCCTACACCTGTACCACACAGTAGGATGTACATAGCCTCATCAAAAGACTTAGGGTCATCTACTGGTAGGTAGCTACAGTTGTATCCTGCTGTGTTGTCTCTCTCTAAAGCTGTACCTGCACTCATCAAGGCTCTCATGCTTGGCATAACATCTAGCCCTAAGATAGCCTGTTCAATCTCAGACTTGTCTTCCTTAGAGAACTTAACCTTGTCATGCATATAGTTTACGTAGCGTGACACAGTTTCACTCCACGTTTCTCTACGTCCTTCATCGTCTAGCCATCGTGCATAACGTGATGTAGCTATAAAGTTTTGGTAGTCTGATGGTAACATGTTGTTCATCTATTATCTCCTGACCCTTGGATTACATCTCTCTTCTTTCTATCTTTTAACTTAGCCATGTTAGCATCTGCTACAGCCTGTAAGTCATCACCTAGATAGTTTGCTATAGCAGTGACATAAAAGAGACAGTCACCTAGTTCCTTAATAATTTCTTCTTTAGAATAAGTTTTGTCTCTGACAAGCTTCTTGATCTTACCAAGTACCTCACCTGCTTCCTCTCCAAGACCTAATGTATTTTCTAACAACCTATTTCTAGGCTCTGTTATAATTAATTTTTCTACTTCCTGACTGTAAATCTTCATTGTATATTTCATCTAATCTCCTTGTTACATCTAAATCTTCTATATCTACATCATCTAAATCATACAGTGCTGACTGTATTGTTTCTTTTATAACATTAAAATCACTAACCCCCTCTACTTCTAAGAAGTTTGCAGTAGGTTCAATATCTATCGTCATCAATATCTCATAACGTAAACCCATAGTTATACTCCATATACTTTAAATGTCAATTTATATTTCCATAATTTTGATAGTCTAATATACCCTCATCATCTAACTCAACAGCTTCCATATGAGAGTCTATATAGTTTTTAAATTCGTGAGCGTTGGTCAGTGTAGGAAACCAAAACTCATGGTCTTCAAGCTTACCATTTTTTTCTACCTTGCACACAGTAAAATAATTACAACCTTCTGGATGATCCTCTGCAAAGTTATCATCATAGTCTACTTCATCTATAGATTTTGGACCTTCAGTAACAGCCCATATCTTTACAGTACTCATTTACTAACTCCCCAAGTTCTAATCAAATCCATATAGTGTTCCATACCTACCATAACTATCCAAGGCTTTCTGTCTGACCTAAAGAATACTACAGGCTCTCCTGTATTATGTTTAGCTGCCTGTTCTATGTAACCGTATGCAGTTTTCATACCTTCCTTACGTCTTTTAACTTCTATAGACAGTGGTATAAGTCTTCTAGCAGCAGGAGAGAGTTGTATATCTTCTCCTGTATCTCCCATAACTGTACTCTTTATATCGTCAGGGTGTAATTCATAAAAAGTTTTAAGTAGTGTATCCCTAACTTCTTGTTGACCTAGCCTACCCTTTGCCTTACCTGTCCTAGTCTTAGTCATGGAACACCTCTGGTACTTTAGGTTCATTAACGACATTAATTAAATACTCAGGTCCATAGGAGTAGATGAATGTTCTCACCTCATCCCAACAAAGATACTTGTATTCACAGTAGCTGCACTGCATACTTAGCTTTGTATTGGGGCTTGTCTTAGACTGTGGTACAGCATCTATTCTTTCTTCTGGAATGTCGTTCTTAACCATTTCTGCTGCTGCTAACATTTCTTTTTGTTTAGTCTTTAACTCCTCAGTAAAATCATATACATCCAAACAAATATGTCCATTCTGTTTGTCAACTGCCAAAAAAGCTCCATGTGTTTTGTCAGTAACAAGTGGGTCATCCTTACCTGCGTAGACGTAGGAACTAAGCTGTGATATATATCCAAATGGATCATCATCTCTAAGTTTTCCTTCCTTAAACTTTTTAAATGCGTAGGTGCTACAGGACTTAACATCTACTGTCATACCATCAATCACTGCATCTCTATGCCCCTTGATACCATGAACATTGAGTCTATCTTGCTGCCCTTTTATGTCATGCCCACTGGCTTTCGCTAGTTCTAGTATCAACTCCTCTATCATATCACCGTAGAAGAACTTTAGTAGAGTGTTAGGTGTTAGGCTCTCTCCCTCTCCTGACTTGTTTACCTTGTACCAGAGCTTACGTTTACAAGGAGTACCAATAGAAGAAAGAGATAGATAACCTCTGGGTTCTTGAGGTTTACTGAAACGTTGATTAGATAGAACAGAGATGCCATCAGCCAAAGTCTTACTGCGTATTTCATTCCACTCACCCTTACCCTCTAAGGTTTTGTACATATCTTTTACAAGAGTCTTTATTGTTTTCATTCTTTAAGTCCTAACTTATGTTTTCTTTTTCTAAAGAGCTTCTTGATCTTAAGAGGGATAACCTTGAGGCTATACTTGGTTGTCCAAAGTTCTTTAGCCTCAAGGTTTCTGGGTTTAGAAGAGTATTTCTTCCGCATTTTCTCTGCTCCCTGCTGTGACTTGAGTCAGAGGTGGTGGTGAATGTGGTGGAACTACCTCATCTACATCATCAGGAGCAATGTACTCCACATGATCTATAACCTTTACCCTGTCTAGTCGTGTACCTACAATAGCTTTACGGCTAGTGTCGTAGACAGAGAGGGTAACTTGGATGGTAGAACCATTACCAATCGTACCATCTTCATCGTAGTTCCACCTAGTACCATCAGCCTTGGTCACTACAGGAGCACCACTATCCCAATCCCTACCAGTATCAAACTTACGTACAAGTCTAACCTTAGTTCCTCTACCTTCAGGGTCTGGTGTTCCCTTCTTCATAGACCTAGATGCTGTCAACCTCTTCATGTTGTCATCATCAAGTATCATGTCAATGGTACACGCTCCATCACACACTTCGTATGCACCTTCATAGCCTTTAGTGTCACGGTTCTCTTCAAAAACCTTTGCCCACTCACCTATTCCAGTTAATATTACTTTTCTTGTAGCCATTTTTAGTCTCCTAATTTATTGAAAGTTTATTCTAACACGATTAATAATTATAATGCAAGTACTTTAATGTATTTCTGCATAGTTTTTTCCATACTGTACATCAATACCTAACTGTACATTTAACTTGAGTTGTTCATTCAACTTAGTGATAGCCCAACTCAGTACACTTGTATGCTGTTGCTCTTCTCCTTTTCTAACTACGTTAATACTTTCATCGTGGAACTGACCCACAATGTTTGACCTCTTGATACGGTAGAATGCTACCCACTTATCAAAGCAATAAGAACCTGTGCTTTGGTTGATGGTGGAGAAGGCATCCTTCTTGTACCGTAGGCTGTGCCAGAACTTACTCACAGGGTTCTGTATCCACATCTCACCACCTATCTCTCTAACATTCTGTTCTTCAGCAAACTGTTTGACTGACCAGTTACGTTGCCAGTATGCGTCAAGTAACTTCTGTGATTCCTGCACTGACATACCTGTTTCTCTTGATAGTTTTGCTGCACCAACACCGTAAGTTGCAGAATAGTTAACCACCTTAAAGTTCTTACGCAGTGGCTTCAAGTCCTTCTCTCCACTCACATGCTTGTCTATATCACCCTGTGTAATCACACCTGCATGTTTAGCAAGGTCAAGGTGTGGGTCAAAGCCATCTCTTGACATTTCCTCTACATACTCAGGGTCATAGGGTTTCATATAGTGTCTCTTAGTTGTATCTTCAAGTGATGTCATGTCAGCACCACAGAGTGTGTAACCTTCTGGTGCAACCAAGCAACTGCGTATCTCTCTACCCCAAGGCTTGTCCACACTAGGTAAATTAACCAATGGTTTCTTATGCTTAAAGCGTAGTGTGTTGGTTAGTCCATCTATCTCTGCTCTTACGTAACCATCATGTTCACACTCAACAAAGCCTTTGAATATACTGAGGCGGTGTTGGAGTATTGTCAGACCATCAAGTACCTCAACAGCAGGGCTGTCTTTGATAAGTAAACGTACTGACTTGGTTAGCTCACCATTCTTTCGTATCTGTGATACCTTCTTCTCTTCACCTGTCTCCTTGTTCTTATTGTACTTGTATGTACATGGCTTCCAACCTAAAGAAGTTAACCAATCTTTTACCTGTTCAGTGGAGTTAGGGTTAGCTTCTTCTGCACCCTTAGTCACTGTAACATCACCGTTGTAACCGTCTGGTAGTCCATACTCATCTAGTAAACCAAACCATCTTGCACCATGAGCAGACAGTGAGCCATCCTTCTTGTGGCAAACTTTAGGTTTAGTCTGTACCTTAGTCAGCTTACGCATGGGCATAACCTCTATAAGTTCTGCTACCTTCTCTTCCTGTAGCTTAGTTATCTTATCAACACAACTGATTGCCAAGTCAGTGTCTAACTTCCAACCCTGTTGCTCTGCTTCATTAGCACAGTCCATCTTGAACTCAAGGTAACGAAAGAACTTGTCTAGCTTTACCTTGTCCTTGTAGAGAAACATAAATCTTTTCAGTAGATTGTTCCACAAGGCTTGTGTAATCAGTACATCCTGTTCACATCTGTGAGCGTAGTCAGTCGGTGATAGGTTGTGCCAATCATCTATCTTAGGTTTCTCAATACCAAAGTCAGGGAAGAAACTATCCAAGCCATGCTTACTGCGTAGTGGATTGAGTACCCACGACATAGGAAGTGTATCAAATAACCTAGCTGTAATCTTAATACCAAGTATCTTATTCAAGAGTGGTACATCGTAGCGAATAATGTTGTGACCTAGCAAACCTTTTGCATTTACTAACAGATGCCTCATGTCATCATAGTGATGCAGTGTCTTTAGTTCTTCTCCATCTAAGTAAGAGAAGCAGTGTATCTTAGTGGCACGATCAAGTAAACCATCTGCTTCTGCGTCAAATATTATCATGCAACCATCCTATCTTCTGTACCCCCTGACTCTTCAGTAAGCAACGTAGTCTCAGGATCATAGTAAACACTACCTGCCTTACCCAACTTTGCAAAGGGTCTGTTCTTATCAACAATAAAGTTAGTTGTATTCTGAACTAATTCATCATCACTGTCAACATCTCTTTCAATCTTTATACAAATGATTGCTTCTTCTTCAAGAGATGATGCATATTTGGTACGTCCATCATCATTAACCTGTGATATTAATACCACACCTATGTTCAACTCCTTAGATAGCTGTGCCATCCTAGCTCCAAGTGATGTGAGTACTGAGGTAGCACCATCTACACCTGCCTGACTGAGGTAGGCTAGTCTTTGAACGTGGTCTACAAAGATGTACTCTGCACCGTAGACAGTAGCTGCAAGTCTAGTGTACTCTAGTAGCTTGAGTGGATCATCATGTGACCTCATCTCAAAGACTATGGTACGCTCACCCTGTGTAGCTAACTTAGCAGCAGCCACTACGTCATCCTCAGAGATACCATTCTCCTTTGCATCGTCCTCAGTCCTAACATTAACACCAAGGTTGTACGTTGCCATTGCTCTGTAGGTTGTAGACTTCATCTCTTCCATGTGTAGCAGGGCTATGCGTGTATCAGGGTTAGACAGTAGCCCTGTCTCAAAGTATCGTATCACCTCTGTCTTACCTGTACCCCTTGGTGCTTTGAGAAAAGTTAAGCCACCCTTGACAATGCCCCTGATCTTATCGTCAAGTCCTGTGTGACCTGTTGGTGTGTACTGGTATGGACTCTCAGTCCTTATCGCCTGTTCAACTTCCTCATCAGAACAAAAGAAGTTGTCAGGTGAGTAGCGTTGTGGTTTCAATGCAGTCCACTTGAGTGCCTCACTATCACCTGCCATCAAGAACTCGTTAGCATCCTTGTGCTTGGACATAGGTACAAAGTATAACTTAGCAGGGAAGGCTTCATATATCTTCTCTGCACTACGCTTACCTGCATCATCAAGTTCCCCTGCGTAGATTATCTCCTTGAAAGAGTTGAGGTAATCATAGTTCTGCTTGATAAACTTCTCACCAATAGATGCAGAAGGTAGTGACTTCACAAAGTATTTCTGACCTAGTATCTGGTAGAGACTTGCAGCATCAAACTCTCCCTCTGTTATGTATATCTTGTTGGAAGAGTTGGAGTTAAACTCAGGTCCAAATAGGTGATTCATACCTACACCCCTGTCTTTAATCCAAGTCTTAGACTTATCGTTGAAGTCTCTGTACTTGACGGTGTGTGGGTACTTGTATGCATACCTTACAGGCTCACCGTTTGCACCTGTCTGTACCTGTATGCCATACAGTTTGCATACATCTGGGTTGATACCCCTGATGTTATCAAACGTCATACCTTTAACTTCTACTTGCATTACATTCACCTTCTGTTTTACAGGGTAGCTCTCTCTTACCCAATCAAATATGCCTATTCTCTTTTTAGTAGGGTAAGATTCCCCACAACTGTGACAGAATCCATACCCATCGTCATTCCAGTTGAATGCATCTGATGATCCACAGTCTTCAAATGGACATGCCTGATGTGGGTTATCACTCATTCATTAATTCCTTCCATGATACAGGGAATAACTTTCCCATCTCTCTACTAATATCGTCTGCTACCATTCTGCTTTCTACTTGAGCATCTTCTGCACATCGAAGTATACACATGTCAGCGAATGCGTCAAGACTACCAGACCAATACCATTCAGTCATGTGACATAAAGGTAACACCATACGTGCCTGTTCCTCACACACACCCATCTCTAATAGTCTCTGATAGGCTTGCATAGCTTCAGCAATTACATGGTTCAACTCAAAGTTGGCAAGGCTCTGTTCTGTTTCAGATTCTAATACACCACCACTGCCCTGCTTCTTATCTTTTGTTTGCTTTCTCCAGAGTGCAGTGTTCTCATCATTCATGTCTGGTCTGTACCAGTTAGGTGTAGTGTCTACGTATCTCCTACTCATCTCATTCCAACGTAGGAACTTATGCTTGACCAACTGCCTAGCTACAAAGATAGGGGCACGTACATGAAATTTAGCAAAGCAATGACCAAAGGGTGACATGTGTTTGTGTTTAGCTAAGTACTTGATAAGCTTAATGTTTCTTTCTTTACTCATATCAAATGAGTTAGACCAGTTGTTGAAGCTAACCCTTGCTGCATTTACTACACTCAGGTCAGACCCCATATGTTCCATATAAGTTACTTTAATCATCTACTTCTCCCATCTATAAAATATGTGGTCATCTATCCTTGATGTCCTTGTCTTTGTGCTTGCCCAATCAGGATACACAGAGGTGGAGTGGTAGTGTGTTGCACCCTCTAACATATCAATAGTCTTACCGTCATGTACAGTTACAGCCACAAGCAGTGCCTTTGCCCAAGCTGAATCGTCAGTAGGATTGTCCTTCAGACCGTCACAATACCATGAGAACTGGCACTTATGCCTTACAGGTAGGTCACTACCCGAATGTCTTACTGCCTGTGTAACGACATCACACACGTTGTCAGGGTATCTTTTATCATTTACCCTGTTGATTACAACCTGTGCCACAGCAATTTGACCTGCTGTAGATTGTGACCTAGCTTCCCAGTATACGTTCATTGCTAAACATACGAGTGCTGTTGTAAACATTATGTTTCCTCATGTATAGTGTGGTTAAATTTTAAGTGGTGTTTATTTTCTACGCTGTGTATAGCATGACAATTAGCACAAAGAATTTCACATTTTCTAATTTCATTTTTAAGCTTCATCCAAGTTGAAATCCTACTTACATTTGTAGATTTTGTTTCTTGATTTAAATGATTAAAATGTAAAGCAGCAGGGTGTTTTTTATACCCACATTCTCTGCAACCAAACCTCATCTTAACCCTAGTTGTAAACTCCCTTAATGTTTTTCTTTTTCTTCTTGCAGTACTGCACTTATTTGATCTAAAGTTAGGGTTCTCGTATACTGTGCATACCTTACCACTAAGTCTAGACATAGCGTAGTGTAAAAATTTATAACCTTTTTTATTTACTGTGCCTCTTAGGTCTGGTAAACCTAACTCTATTGCTTCTTCTTTATTAATATAAGTTTGATACTTTGCCAATCACCCTCTCCTTATATCTAGTGCAGACTTTGCAGTCTCATAGTTGTGTTTGTTGTATGGGTTAAGACTCTGTACATTTTTATGCCCTGTTACGTGCATGATTGCCAGTGCATCAACTCCACTCTCAATTAACTCAGTGATGGCAGTCTTACGTAGGTCTCCCATATGTAGGTCTGAAGGTAGCCCACACTCAGCCTTAACCTCATTTGCTAGGGTAGATACCTGACCTGATGGTATAGGTCTGTATGCCCCATCTGAAGGTCTCTGGTGAGGTATAACATACTTCTGCCAATCCCAATCACCTAACTGTTGTACCATAAGCTCCATTATCTTATCCTCAATGGGTAACATTACTGTAGCACCACGCTTAGTCTGCTTGATTGTTACCATCTTCTTATCAAAATCTATGCTAGACCACTCAAGTAGAGTAATGTCAATGGGTCTTTGTCCCCACTCGTAGGCAAGGAGTGCCAGTAGTCCAATGTTTCTCCACTTAAATTGAGAGAAGGCAGTCTCAATGAATAGCTCTACCTGTGGCTTAGTCCATACTACAGAGCGAGGTGTGTGTGAACGCTTCTTAACCCTAGACATTGGGTTGGTGTCTATCAGTTCAATGGAACGACAGAAGTTTAATAGGACTGAGAAGATTCTTGACAGTTGGTTAGCATGGTCAACACTCACGTTCCTAACCCAAATCTCATAGAGTTCTGTGCAGTGAGCAGATGTGACAGCCTTGACAGTTATGTCACCTAACTCCCTAGCAAACAGCTTAGTGCTATTGATCTTTGCAAAGCCATACTCGTAGGTCTTCCTAGTCCTTGACGACAAAGAATTAAACTGTCCAGTGTTAAGGTAGTGTGCTGTCACCTGTCTTAGGTTACTCTTAACACCTAGAGTACCAACAAGTATGTTACCCTTTCTGAAGTCATCAACAATCTTTACAAGCTTTGGTACTTCATGTCTCGCCTGTCTCCCATCGTGGAAAGTCTTAGGTGATACAACACCTGCTGACTTAGCATCATTGGGTGGATTAAAACGATAGACAGCAGAGCCATCCTTAAGTTTTACCTTAGTCGTATATTTCATTTCTCTTCTTTCTTTTTTGGTATAGGTGGCATCATCTCATCACATGGATCATCATCTTTACCTAGCATCTTCATCTCCTCTTGGATACAAAGACCCTAGTTATACTTAAAGTTTACATAAAGTATACATAAAGTTTTATCTTTCTTTAAGTTGTAGGAGTTAATGTCTTACTTAAAGTATACTTAATGTAATTATACAGTCACTTACAGAAGTGTGACAACCCTGATAATATATTTTTATTTATCAATGTGTCTTTGATACAACACTTCATCTGTATCCTCATACCCATCAAGACATTCCAGTGACCATACAACAGTCAGTGTGTCACCACTCTTAGTCATACTGTCAGCCTTACCTATCTCATCAGAGAATATCTTGCCATGCCAATCCTCTACTACCTCATCATTTCTTTCTATCGTTATGTGATACATCTTACTTCCCTTCATACTTTTCTATTGTTAAAACTTTGTAGTCACCTAGTATCTGCTTAATGTGTAGCTCACTAGTTGCGTACAAATATATAGACCTCACCCTAGTGTTCACACCAGAGTCATTAAAACTTACACCCTCATACTCTACAGCATAGTTATACACTGGGCTTGGCATCCATGCTACCATCTGTTACTCCTTCTCACAGTTATCTATTACATTATGTTTGTTGTCCTCATACCTGCATCTGTCAGGGTGAAACATCTCTTTGTATGTTGCTACCCAAGGATCTCCCCACGCTAGGTAGCCTATGATG